CATGCATTATAATAATCCTTCTAGTGCATTTAATTTATCTTTAGCTTCTGCTAGTTGCGCAATCCACTTATCAAACTCAGGTAATAATTCAGAGTGTTCTCCTATACCTACTGAGTTTTTGAAGTATGTACCTAGTACTGCTTCAGCTTCTGCAATTTGTGCTTTATATTTTAATTCTAGTGCTTCGTAGTAAGCATTTCCTCTATACATTTTTATCTCCTAACACTCCTGCCGTAAAAGATACAATAAATCTTTCTTTAGCATTATCGTCAATTAATATTCTAAACAATGGTAAACACGCTACAAATAACATTAGCGCATACGCAATTCCACCAATGACTCGGTACTTATATACCATTGAGTCAGGTGCGACTTCTTTTATTGTTCTCATACTTGCTGGGAATGTTCTTAAAAACATCAATGCCCAAGCTGCGAGATAAAATGCAATAATCCATTGAATTGCATCCATTTGTTTTTCCTTTTTACATATACTGCTGTAAATGTCTTAGACTACCCATATCATAAGCTGCTAGTGCATGATATTTACCTGCAAAACTTAGATGTGGAAAGTACGTTTTTTCAAGGTCATCTTGTGTTGCTTCTATGGTATAACATAGATACACTTTGTAACCTTTATCTTTGGCTTTTTCAGGTTGTAACTCTCGCTGCACTATTGCTGGATAGTTTTGTCTGATTGCCCAAATTTTTTCTCCTGGTTCGAATTCTTCTGCTACGCACTGTTCTGGTAGCATGGCTTCTCTTCTGCCTTCGTAATCTGTATGTGCTAACTTTTGTGGTACTCCGATTCTGTCGATAATACCTTTTACAAACGCTGGAGACCTGTATAACGATTTCGCTATATCACTTACATTGTCTCCGTCTAAATACATTCTTACTGTATCTTTTATTTCTGCTGCTGTTGCAGCTTTGCCTCTGTTTTGTGCTTTTCTTCTTGCACGAAACTCCATAGTTTCATGGTATTCTGATATGATATTGCCTAATCTATTTGTATTGTAAGCAATGTTTAGTATATTACATGCTTCTTTCTTTGTGATAGGCTTACTACCATCGGTTGGGTTTAATAACTCAATTACCTTGCTTATATTTGTCTGTGTAAGATTTTCGTGTTTCTTCGTTCTCAATTTCTACCCCTAGTAAAATAATTCCATAATGTAAAATTTTTAAGATATCATCTACATTTCTGCCATCTTTCTTTCCGAATCTTTGGGCATACTTTATGATATTTCCTAAGCAAAACCCATCTCCATGACCTGCGTCAAAGATAAACTCTGTAGATTGTATCTTATTCATACTATAATGCTTTCCATAAGTGGAAGCAATATAATCACTAAGCAGTTCTACTGCTTTAGTTTCGTTAAACTTGTCGTTGTTATAATCACTCATTTTTTATTTATAGTAAAAAAGCCGACTTGTACAAGTCTGCCTGTTTCTTTGTTGTTTCCAAAACCTGAACAAAAGGGAGCATGCCAGTACTCTGCAGGATAAAGTATACATCTATTGTATAGATTACCTACATAAGTATGAAGTTCCCAGTTGTCATTTTCTTTCCAATCGTTTTTGAAACCTCCTGTGGGTTTAGTTAACCCCTCTCTCTTTTTCAATAACTTTGTTTCTTTATGTCTAAACAATGCTGTTCCTTTTGAGTTATCATCTTCAGGATTTAGATAAACTACTGCTGCAAAAGCTGCACCTTCCATTTGGTTAGTAGTATTTTCTAAGTATCCTGAGCAATCATGATGTACCCAATTATAATTTGCATCTTCTTCAAAAGATAAAGTAAACGCAGTATTACTATTTCCTCTAGGAAAATACTGCATTTTTGCACCTAACAAGTGTTCCCATTGATTTCTGCAATATACGAAGTTTTCTTGAGAAAAGGTAGACATAGTCCTACGTCCAGGAAACATATTGTTTCTTTCTCTCCTGCCAGGTCTAAAAAACATAGACAAAGCATTTTTCCTAACCTCGTCTGGGTTTGGATAAAAATCGTCTTTTACTACAATCACTTGTCTAATTCATCTAGTACGTCTAAACCACCTTCAATTTTTGCTAAATACTCTTTCTTTGAGTTTAACTTTCCTTGAAGTAAAGCAATCTCTTGCTCTGTGTTTTCTTTTTGTTTATTTAGATTTGTACGAATCATCTTTCTATGCTCCATAACTTCTATCTCGTTTTGTTGTACTATTCCGTATATAGTATTAGCTGGTATGTCTTTTGCCATGCATCCTCACTCCGTTTAATAATTTATATGATGTACCATCACTTTTTCTAACTACTATTGGTCGTCTGGAAAAGTAAAGGTTATTCCATCTTTTTTGTATTGCTGCGTGTATTTCTTCTTCCGTACTATTGTCGGGTAATACCATTTGCTGTCCATTTACTTCATATTTCATTTTCTTGTAATCCTTTCGTCATACCATGCGAGACCTTCATCCCACCAATCTGGGGTGTCTCTATATGACCACTTGGCAAATGTTGCCTTATCTGTGTGATAATAAAGTCGGTAGCTTTCTACAACATCATCTTCGTTTTTCAACTCATCTGGCATTGCCATACCAAAAGGTGTTTGCCCCAATCGAGGCATATTCTTTGGCTCAGGTAGTTTGTTTACTACTTCTACTACTGACTTGTGTTGTTTACCATAACGATAATGATACTCGTCATTCAATGCATTTGCATAACAATGAGTCCATTCAAAGTTATCGAGAGACGACCTAGTCCATATCGTGCAAGGATGATTGTACATCATTGGCAAGTATGGTGTAAGAGGTCTTTCCTCTAATGGTAAGTGTTTAATCTCTGCTTTGTGTTCGTTTAGAATCTTAGATTCTTCTTTGTTCAAAGCACGAGGAACAAAACCAAGTACATGGTCTACCCAAATAGCTGTGCACAAAAGCTGTGCAGCTTCAAGTGGCATCTTCACTATGTGTTTGTCTACATGGTATTCAGCACACTTGTCCATATCTTCATCTAGGTAAAATAAATTCATTTTATATCCAGCACTTGTATTGTCTACATTCACCAGTCTTTCTGTCTACAGCTTCGCCACAGAACTCACAGTCACCTACGTGCCATGTTTCAAATGACTTGGTTTCTGCGTTCCAGACTTGAGCTTTAGCGTCTGGTGAATAGTTTGGTTGTTCTTCATTTTTCATATGTATATTATACATATTTTTTTGATTGTTGTCAAGTATTATTTTTTAACTCCAGATATACAGCATGTGCCCACTCCACGTTTTCGGTAATCACACTCCATATATAACTGTAAGAGACGTCTTTGTATATATCTAATCGTTGGTTTCCATACATGCATAAATATCTACTTAGTTTTCTATCTCTAATATACTCTGGGTTTACCTGTCGTATAGATAAATGATAGTTTTCTTCTGTATTTGGTATTAGAATAACTGGATGTTCCATTCCATTCTCTAGTATATCTTTTCTTAGTTCGGTATATCCATCCTGTTCCTTTCTATGAGAAACAGGACAGAATATATCCGTGGTATGTACCATCTGTGGTATATAACCATGTTCTATTAATTCAAAATCTTTAAATAGTCTTACTTTCACTTTCCAAATGCTCTTCCTGCTTCACTGATTCCAAAACTTCCTAGTGTAATCACTACGAGAGATGTGAATATGGTGTCGCTAATTACTAAGTCCTGTCCCCAGAACGCAGTTACTAAGTCGCACCCAGCAAAAACAATAAGCATAAAGAATGAGATAAAACCTATTATAGCTTTCTCATTAACATCGTTGTCGTCTAGAAATAAATCCATAAACTTTCTTTTGGGAGGTGCCAGTTGTTTCTTAGCTTTTTCAGCTTCGTCTTTCATCTCCTTGATAGTATCTTCTGCATTATCGAGTTTCTCAATAAGTGCCATATACTTATCTAAGTCTATTTCTACTTCATTTCTTGAACTATCCGTTCCCTCTGCCATAGTATCTCCTATGGTTTCCAGTCATACCAATCTCTTCTTCTATAAGGCTTTCCTGGAGTTGCCTCCTGAAAGTGAAAACTTATTGATATTCGTGGACTTAGAGTATCTACTCTATGATACTTTCCTCTCGGAATGTATAATAAGTCGCCTTTGTCTAACTCTACTACTTCTTCCAAAGTAGCGTTAGGTATACGACCTCCTCTTACTTCAAACTCTTTATAAATGTACCAGCGTATTTTGCCACGTACATGAAATAAAAAGTTATCAGTAGAATCAGCATGAATTGGAAAACACTTTGCATCTTTTTGTTTACTGCAATAAATGTTTGCTTGTCCAACTCCATAATGTTTTTCAAATGCTTGACATTGTTTCCACATGGTTTCGTTCAAGAACTCACTCAATGTGAGTATAAAACTACATCCTTGATTCCACAAATGTAAAATCTCTTCTCTGCTTTTGTTTTCTGGTGATTTCTTTTTACACCACTTGTTTCCATCTGGTAGTACAATCTGTAACTGTGGTGCTCTGTCCCAATTACCTATGTTTATTTGATTTAAATAGTTATCTAATTCTGTCCAACTAAAATAATTATCAAACTTAGGTTTATTTGATTTAATATAGAAGTGTCTTTTACCTTTGTATTTCTTGTAAAAGTTATCTACACCTACTGGGGCTATTAATTCTTCAAATGTCACTTAACTTCTCCAGTCGTTTCATTTCATAATTGTACTTCCAGTAAACCTCCATAATATCTTGTCTTTCATGAGCTGCTTTAGCACTAATACTATATTTTGGATGCCAAGGTTGATAACTTAATGCTGTTAAATGTACTTGCCATATTTCTTCTAAAGGTAAAGGTACTTTTCCGTCATTTTCCCAAGGAATAGTATAAGGATAAGAGGTATCAGTACCATCAAAAGAGTTCCATCTTGAATCAAGCTCTTTTACTACCTCTAACGATTTTTCTTTTTTAGGAGAACCAATGCTTTCCATGAAATACCACTTATACGTGCCATTCCATTGTGCTTGTTCTTTTATTGAATGAACATAATCTTTTGCTTTAGCACAGTCTATTAATAATACACTATCACACCACCACCCTCTTTCATACGGAGTACCCATCCATTTATGATTATTCATCTGTAAACTATCCCAAACCATTCCAAAAGGTTTACCTTCTAAATCTGTTCGCCATAAACTAAGTATATCTCTAAAGTTTATCATGTCGCAGTCTGTATATAAAGCTCTACCTTTAAATCCACAAAGTTCTGGTATCGCATATCTAAAACAAGTGAAGGGAGTACCCCAACCTTTTCTTCTCCAATTAGGAAACATACTTGGTCTTAACCATACTACTTCTATATCAGCTGATGTATTCTTTAATAAACTATATAAATATATTTTCTCTATAGTTCGGTCATGATAATCACTTGTTCCTATAAATAGTTTTACTTTATTATTTGTCATAGAATCTAACATATACTACTATGTCTCCTTTTGATAAATGTAAATTATGGTAATAAATATTTCCACTAGAGTATCCGTGTCCTTCTTGAGTTTGATTATATATTATTTTTCTGTCTGCAAAGTTATACAGTTTATAGTCTGCAATTTCTAAAGTTCCTATTAATTGAGACTGGGATTTGCTTATTAGTGATGCAGGATTACCTTTTACAATATAATAACTTTCTCTCATTCTCAAATAGTAAGGTAAGCATATTCCTTTTTCTGTTCCTTTTATTACTACTATTTTTTCTATTGTTTCTTTAAATTGTC